GCCAAATTCTCTATAAGATCAGCCCTCATCTTATCCATTTCTGGACCTTGCAAGCCAGAAACTTGAGCTAATTCATTAAACATACTAAGAGCTTTTTTATTCTCATTAGCAAATGCAGCCTGAGCATTATTCATTGCTTCTTGAGGATTTTTACCCTCTCTTAAAGCTTGAAAATATGCTTCTTGAGCCACTCTACTATCATTAATAGTAGTAATATTACCACGTAAAGTATTATTTAATAATGCGTATGTGTTATTAAGATCTCTTAACTCTTGTGGCGTGCTTGTTACTAATTTTTCAGCAAAACCCGCCCCAGCCTCTTTTCTGGCTTCAAGCATACTTACTCTTTTTTGCATTTCACCAATTAAATCACCAATGCTTTGTTCCAAAACCTGTGGTAGATTTTGTAATTCAGTATCCATTGTTTCTAAACGATTATTCACAGCAGCTAATCTAGTTTGAAAATCTCTTAGATCTTTCTGCTCTTGTGGACCACCAGCCAATGCTCTTTGTTCCATACCAGCTTGTTGCTGCTTTAATTTGTTTTGCTCGTCAACTAATGATGCTCTGGTTTGTAGTATATTTCTAGTATTTACTCCACCAGTAACAAGCTTAGTATCAGCATCTTCACCAAACAATCTTTTTGACATACCAACTAATCTTGCATTTAATTTTTCTTGTGGAGTTACATTAATCCCCAAAGCTTCTTGTTGTTGCAGTCTACTTCCAGCCTGCATTTCAAATAAAGACGCTGTTCTAGCTATATTTTTTGTGGTAATATCAGCATATGCTTGAGAAGTTTGAGCTAACTCACCCAATGCTTTAGCTGCCTCTTCATTAGCTTTACCAAACAATTCCATAGCTTTTTGGCCTATTTCACCAGCTGGACCCAAAGCTTTTTCTATAATATCATCAAGAGTATCTTCTGGTTTAGCATTTTTAAATGCTGATTCTATGTTAGCTTCCAAAACTGGTCCTAAACTACCAAAAGCTCCAGCGCTGTTTTTCACACTTTCTAATAAAGATTTTTTAGCAGCTTGTCTGCCTGCTTCGCTATTAGGCTCATTTCCCCCACCCGCCACACCTGCTCGAATAGCAGTATTTCTAGCATCTTCAACAACATTGATAGCATTATCTATAACATCACCGATAGGACCAAACATGCCTTTAGTTTGATCAATCGCTCCTTGTCTTTCTTGTCTTGAATATGCAAGAGGATTTTTGAATACGTCTGCTCTTTCAGCAAATTGATTGCTAGTTAATGATTTTTTACCAGTTAAAATTTCAGATCTTTTATTACCTAATTGACCAATAACCATTGCTGTTCTATTAAATGATTGATCTATAGCACCAAAAGATTTTAATAATGATACTGTTGCTCTATTAATAGCTTTACTTAATTTTTCCTGCTCTTTAGCCATTTTTTCAGCAGCTATAGCTGCTGTGTTTTCTGATAATGACCTTCCTGCAATTTCTAATCTTAGTCTATCAAGTTCTTCATTAACAGATGCTTGTAATGCATTAGCCTCGTCACCTCTATTATTCTTTCTTAATTCTTGAATTTGTGCAGATTGAGAGTCTCTGTAGTTTATATAGGTGGCATCAGCTTCTGCTATGTCTTGTGTCAATTGTCTAAATTCTGTTTGTCCTTCTGATGTTTTATTCATAGAGTCGGCTAACTCTTGAAATGATTTACCGGTTCTTTGCATATCTGTAGCCAAAACAGTAGCGGCCTGTGTTGCTCCAGCTTGATTGGCCGCTATTGTTTCTTGGGTATAAGTTTGTATAGCTTGATCTCTGTCTTGCTCAATTTTTTTAATTTTACTAGCTCTTTCGTATCCTCCTAGGTCTCCTTCTTTACCAGCTATAATATTTTGAATACGTTTATTATATTTATCAGAAAAGGCGCCAGTATTTGTGTTGATAGTCGTAGATAGTGTCTCTTCTTTATTTCTTGTTGCTGCTAGTGCTGCCAAAGCATTTGCTCTAGATTCTGCTTTTTGTTTTTCAGAAACGGTCTCCATAGCAGACAGATTTGAATATTGACTAACAGCTTTACCAGAGGTTTCAGCAGCCATTTCGGTTTTTTGTTTAGCTAAATTTTCTGCTACTTCACGATTTGCTTTATCCAATTTCATTAATCCTGTGACTGCTCCAAGGGCTGCTCCTGCTAATGCTCCTACAGCAGTTCCTGCGGGACCAAACATTGATCCAATCATAGCTCCCATACCGCCATAATTTAACACATCACCACCAACAGTAGATATTGCTCTTCCAGTACTAGTTTTTTCACCACCAGCTAAGCTGGCTGCTCCTTCAACAGCTAATCCTCCACCCATAGTTAATGCCATTCCCATCATTCCACCCATTCCACCACCGCCGCCACCGCCGCCACCAGCCATAGCTGCTTTTAATGCTGGTCCACGCAATCCTTGTGCTCTTAATTGTCTAGCCTTAGCCATCATACTTGATCCACCAGCTCCAGGAGGAATAAGTCCGCCACCTCCAGGAGGAATAGGACCGCCACCTCCAAAAAATGATTGAGCACCAGAGACTACATTTTGTCCCATACTATAGAAAGTTGGTACAGTATTTTGTAAAGTCATCTTTGGTTTACCGGCCATAGCAGCCATTTGGTCAGCGCCAGCAGCAGATAATTGTGTGCGACCACCAGTATTTGCATACATTTTTTCTGATCGTCTTTTTAATTCAGCATTAGCGGCATGCTCCATCTGAATCTTCATATCTAACAATGTTTTTTCTGCTTGTTTTTTAATTGGTAATACATCTTTACCCTCTTGCTTAGCTTCTTTAATTTTTTGTTGATAAAATTTTTGAATAGCTTTTACTTCTTCTTGAAATAATTTACCATAAATATTTTTAACTTGTGAAGTAAGGGCCTCTTTGGGCATTAATTCTCCACGACCTAAACCACTTGGACTTTGTTGAGCCTTATATTCTTCTCTTCTGCGTTTTTTCTCTTCTCTGGATAAAACATACTCACCATCTTCAAATTTTTGAATATATCCAACACTACCACCCTTATTGAATCTACTAATTTTATCAGCATGATTTAATTTATGAAGAGTTGATGATCCTATTCTACTAGCAGCTCGTTTATTAATAACAAATTCACCAGGCGTTAATAATGCTGGCACAGTATCCTCTGCTGAACCACCACTAGCAAAACCGCGACGAGGTTCAAATCCACGATATCTTGAACCACTATAGTCCTGCAAACTACGTCCTTGAGCTTCCATAGACCTTTGCATACGCATATTCTTTTTAGCTTGAGCCTCATCAATCTCTTGCTCAACTTTAGACAGTGGCACTTTAGATGGCTTTAATCCAAATAATTTCTCAATATCCCAAGGCATAATCTTATAATCATTAGGGTTAGGTCCAGTACCCACTCTTTCTTCTAATTTTGCCCTTAACTGTTGAGGAGTCATACCAAGAGTTTTAGCTCTAATTGTAATATCTTCTGGACTATATGCTCCCCTTACCCATCCACCAGTAGCAAATCTCGGTATAAAACCACCCATATTCTTTTTGGCTGAAATAGCAGGTCCTGATTCAATATTACTAGCAATTGCTGATTCTATGCCAGTAAGATTTCTTTTATCTAAATATCTAGAAATTTGCTGAACAAATCGACCAATTCCTTTTCCTTTAACGTCTCTTGTAGCATCAGTGGGTATATTGCTAGAAATTCCAAACAATGATGCTACAGTACCTAGTCCGCGTGGAAAATCAATAGAATCATTCTGTTTAGCAACATCATTATTAAAAGGCGCTCCAGCTATAGCAATAGATGACTCAGTAAGAGTTCCAATAGCAGTTTCAACTCCAGCTTTTTTAAGCACAGCATCTATACTATTTTTATCTGTTAATGGGGTTGCTCCAACACGACGAGCCATACTACCGCCAACAGTAGAGATAGTTTTCTTAAGACCATTTTTCATAATTTGTTCATACTTATTAGCAAATGATGGATTTAATGATCCATAAGAAATAGATAATGGAGTTTTATTTTTATCTTCTCCTTTTCTACCAACAATACCATTACCACCAAATAAACCAACAAGAGCAAATGGTTCACCTTTTTCAATAAGTTTTTGTTCTGATTTTTGTTTTTTAGTTAATGTTTTATTACCACTAAGCTTTGCTTCTCTTCTAGCTTGTTTTTCAGCTAATCTTTTATTTTCTAGTCTTTCAGCTAGTGTTAGTGGTTCAACACCTTTTGGTGTTCCTTCCTTATATTTTCTAATAAATCCACCACCAGCATGACCATTAATAGCATGAAGATTACCAGCCCCAATTGCTTCTACAGCTTTTTTTCTAATTACAAACTCGCCAGGAGTTAACATAGCGCCTACAGAATCAGTATTTCCTTGTCCTGGTACTAAACCACCACTAGCAAAAGCTCTAATATAACCACCACCATTAGCTCTTCTAGCACCACCTCGTATACCACCCATAAATCCAGCACCAAACTGAGTTAATGCTTGCAATCCCTTAAAAGCTGCCATAGCAGTTAAAGCTGGAAGGACTATTTTCACAGCATCGGCTATTTTTATTAAAGCACTAGCGAATTGTAGTGCTATGCTAATCATACTTCTGAAACTCTCGCTCTCGCCAATGGATCTTACTAATGATAAAAATTCTTCTCGTACTTTAGCAATTTGATTAGCTAGCGCCAGCTGTGCTGTTCCAGCATCTTTGGCTAAAGATCCAGAACCTTTTTGAGCAACAGCCAAAGCGTTTTGTGCCACAGCAAATTGTTGAATAAGTGGAATAACTTTACCGACTTGTCTGAAACCACCAAGTTCTTCACTGATTTTAGCAAATTCAGCACTTCGTGGATCAATTTTACTTAATCCCTCGCTTAATCTTCTAACGGCTTCGTATGGTCCAACGAATTTTCCTTCCATATCTCTTAATTCAATACCAAGTTGTTTAAGAGCATCGACTGTATCCGCTCTCTGAATTCTAGTAAAAATTGTTCTTAAACCAGTAGCAATAGTTTCAGCACTTTCACGAGTAGTGGCACGAATACTTGTAAATACAGCAAGGAATTCATTAAGAGCATCTTTGCCCTCACTAACACCTTTACCAGCAGTAGCAAACACACCACCAGTTCTTTGAATAGCAACAATTAAATCGCTAGCTTCAACAGCAAACTGAGCAGCAACTGCGTTTATAGAGCCTAATGCGCTTTCTAAATCACCAGCACCAATACCAAACTGTCTCATTAATGCTATGCTACCTTCTACTGTTTGATTCATATCATCAAATGATGGAGTTAAACTACTTAATGCTAATGCTTTTAATGCTTTTTCGGTATCTCTAGCACTAAGACCAGCTTGAGCTAATGTAACTGATACTGTTGTTAATTCTGAACTACTAACTCCTAAAGATGTAGACAATGCAGAGATTTGTGCGGATAAATCCTTTAATCCAGCAGCGCTTTGACCAGTAACCTGTTGTAATCTCACAAATTCTTTATCAAAATCAAGAAATGCTTTAATACCTTGGCTTAATGCTCCTGTAAATGAATAAATAGCACTTGTAACTAAACTAAATGCGGCAAAACGTCTAACTGCTATAGCTGATTGTCTGCCGAATTCTGCCATTTGTGTAGAGGCATTTCCTAAATTTGTGGCAGCAGTGGTTGCTCTTTGATTTAATGTCTGAGTAGCCGCCGCTGCCTGAGTTAATGTTCTTTGAGTATTACCAATACTATTTATTGCTTGACCAAAATTTCTAATAGCTGTTGTTGCATCGGCGGCTGATCTTTGTGTTTGTTGAAATGTTCTATTCAATGTTTGTAAATTAGTATTTAAAGTGGTAACATTCCTCATAGCCTGAGCATTAATGCGAGGAGTTATATCAACAGTTATGCCTGTTAGTTGTCTTCTAATATCAGAAACAATATTACCAATATTAGTTGGACCCCTAAGATTGATCTCAGCTGTTAAATTAAAAGCTCGTGAGCGTGCCATTTATTAATTCTCCATAAAAACAAAATCCCCAACAGCAATAAAGCTTTGGGGAATATTGTTATAGTTTAAAAAGAAAAAATTATTCTTGAGTTTTTGACTCTTCTTTAACTTCTGGTATAGCCTGTGGTTCTGATGCTGAAACTGTTTTTTCATCCTTAGCACTTTCCTGTATTATTGGATTACCATCATCATCTAAAAACGGCTGAGTTTCAACAATATATTTACCATCTTCATCTATCCTATTGCCAAATTTATCAACATATTTACCATCACTATCAATAAATCTACCAAACTCATCAACCAATCTACCTTCTTCATCAACAAGTTTGCCCTCTTTATTTATGAGTCGCAATTTACTATCAATAAATTTAAACTGTTTTAAAAATTTATTTTCTGGTAAATTACTTTCATAATCATTATCCAAACCATAAATCATATTGGCCAAAGTTTGCGCACCCTTAATGGCCACTATATCTGTGGATCTAGTCAAATAATCTTCCATACTACTAAAATATGGTTGATTATTATCTTTATACACCGTGCATGATGAAACTAAGTAATTAAAACGGGCATTATCAGCTTGACCTTCTGCTGTTAAATTATCCAAATTGGTCTTAACGCCAATTAATTCTCTAACCTTTGCTCTTAAATCTCTCATTTCTAGAGCAATGCTTTTGGCTTGTGATAATGGAATACCACCTTTAGCCAATTTTCTTTCTCTTTCTAAGATTTGACTTTGTAAGTCTGTGAATTTGTCCTGTTTGTCATCATCCCATAGTCCTTGCTCTTTTAATAATTCATCAATTTTAGCTCTAATAATAGCTTTAGCTTTTATAGCATCACTAAAGGTTTGATTATAAACTTTAGAAGCCTCTTTTTGGTCATTAATAGATGGTGATCTAACAATAAAATTAACATCCTTATCATTAATTTGTGCAGTGAATTCTCTAGTTATCATAGTCCTGTCCTTTCTTATAAAACTTATAGTGGTATTGTACATTTGGTTTAAGATCAGCTATACATTTTCTTAATTGGTTATTTCCATTGTTTAAAATTTGATTCCTAACATCTTCCCAAAGATTTCTGTATTGTTCTTCTCTTTGTGTTAATAGTTCGTCATCATTTTTATGTAATCCCCATATATGGCCAAAATGTTTTTCAAATTCAAATAATGCGCCGATCATTGTGGTCTGAAATCTTTTGGTTAAAATATCCTGATTATTCATTATCTTCCTCTTTGCATAAACTGTTTATTAGTCTCAACTAATAATGATCTTTGAGTATCTGGTAATTGAGAAGCATCGATATCTTTATTACTATTTAGAATAATAGCATTTCTCTCATTTATAATATGTCTAGAACTATGTTCATTCAAGGTATATATATTCTCTACTTCTTCTTGAGAATTAGCCATTAAAAATACTTCTTGAGCTTTACCTAAATTTTTACCCTCTAATAATTTTTCTGCTCGACTTTTCTTTTTATTTTTTTCACTGTCTTTTCTTTGAATTAGCATCCATCCATCAAAAGCATCATCGTCTTCAAAAACTTCGTCTGGAGGACAGTCAGGATGCTCATAAGCACTATCATACATTTTTGACAATACTACCAGAGTTTTCTGCTCATCTGTCCAATTTATAGTAGCTTTATTAAAAATATTTTCTTTATTAGCTGACCAATAATTTTTCCAAATTTCATTTCTAGCAATTTTTCTAAAAATATTAATATCAATATTATTATCATTAACAATATTAGATAAAGTATTTAATATATTATAATCAGCATTTTCTAAACTATCAAAAACCCTTGTCCCATCTTCATAATATAAGCTATTGATTAAAATAAATTGATTTTTTAATATTTGAGAATATCCTTTAACAGTAAGATGGTCCAGTGAGTGTCTTATTCCATAGTATTTATTATATTTTTGTCTAATATTGTCTATGGTCTGTTTTATGCCACGAATTTTAGCTGGATTCAGAAAGTTATTATAGATTTGTATTTTATACTCATCTATTTCTTTTTCCATCTTTTTTAAAATATCGTCACCATTCCAACTCCACTGCCCAAAATTAACCAAATAAGATACTATTTCCTCATCTTGTATCCATTCATTATATTTATTAATTTCATATTCTAAATTAGAATATATTTCTGCATTATATTTTAGAGTAATGTCTGGATATACCAATTTATATTTGGTATCATTATATATAAATATATAAAATCCAGATAATATCCGTGATAAATATAAATGTAGTATCTTACTGTCCATAATCCAGGTCAATATCCAATTTCTGAAATTTAATTAACTATCACACACCAGCTGTTACAGCACTATAGTAGAGACCACCACTATGAGCAACTGTAAAATCATTGAAGTTCTGATAGCTATATGACATAGTAACATTCCCTCCACCAGTATCACCACCAGTATAGTTAACACTGGTAAGTTTATTCTTCTGACCTAAACCAATTCTTGTGCCTTCGCAAGTCTCAAGGAAGATAGTCTCATTTTGAAGATTAAATCTATTATTGCATACTGGTGTGGAGTCATTGGCGACTGTTGGGTTGGCTTCTGTGCCAGTATAGTAACCCTTGGCTGTAGCATTTACCCATTCACCACTTACTGAAAGAACCTCAAATTCACTAGTGACTTCAACTGGGAAATTGATATAACGATAGTATGGTTGCCTTGTTCCTAGTTCAAAGATACTCTCACGGCCCATATTGCAAGATACTGAGATATTCTGAAAGTGAACAGCAAAGCCGCTTGTATTACTAATAAGATCATTAGTGCCACTACTAGAAATGCCTGGAATCTGTTTTGGTAGTCTGCAATTACCCATTGTGAGATGCTGTCTACGATTCACACCTTGAATAGCAGCTGGACTATCATTATTATTAGTAAATGATCCGGTAATTGCTGTTGTGCTCCAGATCTTATCATTACCAACAAGAGTTACATCTTCTGTGAAGTTGCCGTCTATTGGGA